AACTGGGCGAGGGGAGGCCGGATTGCCGCTAGCCCAGGCGGAGACGGCAGCGCCGCCCCCGTTTGGTACGCCGGAGTATTGGGCCTGGCAAGAGCGGAGGCAACAGGGTGGCTAGTCAGGCCGATCGCATCTCCGATCTACTCGACTGGTATGCAGCGCACCGTGAAGCGTCGCGGCGGCGCTGCCGCTCACCCACCAGGGCACCACCCATCTGCGGCTAGGGCCACTGGATGAGGACATCGCGAAGTATCGGGCGGGGGAATTGAATCGGCGATTTGCCTACTGCTATGTGCGGCGACCATTGGAGCGATTGCAGCGGGCGTTTAACGAACATTTAAAGGAGGGTTGAATGGCGAATAAAAGAACCTCACCCCGGCCCTCTCCTTCGCAAGGAGAGGGAGGGAAGGCGTTCCCGAAGGGGGAACGGAATCGGTTGATCAAGTTGATCCACGTCGGCAAGAAAGACCTGAAGCTGGATGACGATGCTTATCGGGCGGTACTGGAAGGGGTGACGGGGCAGCGGAGCTGCAGCGACCTGGACGAAGTGCAGCTCGACGCAGTGGTGAAGCGGCTGCGGGAGCTGGGCTTTGTGGTGAAGACCGCGCCCAAGACCCGGCGAGGGGGGAAGAAGCTGAGTCCGCAGACGCGGGGCAAGGCCCCGGTGGACAAGACGCAGATCGACCTGATCCGCGCGTTGTGGATCAACTGCCATCAGGTGGGTCTGGTGCGGAACCGCTATGAGAGCGGCTTGAACGGCTTCGTCAAAAAGCTTACGGGCATTGAGCGGGTGGACTGGATTCGCGAACTGAAGGATGCGAACCGGGTGATCGAAACGCTGAAGGCGATGCTGAAGCGCAAGGGTGTGGAGTGGGAACCAGGAGACCCAGCAGGCCGTGGCACGAAAAAAGAAGGTTGAAGACATGCTGAGCTGCCGGCGCAAACGGCAGTATAGGAGGAAGGCCAGTGCAAAACGAGTGCTCACCGAAATGCGAAACAACCGAGGCGGCTGCCACGCCCTCAAGGTCTACCGCTGCCCCTGGTGCGGCTGGTGGCACCTTGGCAACGATCGCTTCGCCAAAGGAGCTGGGCGGCTTGCTGACCGAGTTGGAACTCGCGATTGAGGCGAAGGGCTGGGCCACCCACCACCGCGACGCCGTGCCCTATTGGTGGGAGGTGCATGACAATATCTTGCTGGCGGGGCTGCGGGTGGCGGCGCTGCTGAGCCTGCGGCAGATTCACGGATGGTCGCCAGAGGTGGCCGAGGCGCACTGCGATCGCTGGCTGGCGACGAGCCAGAGTCAGGTGAGTGTGTATCTCGCCTGCCTCAGTGAGCAGGCGATGATCGAACTGATTCGGAGAATTGAGGCGGCGCAGTGAAAGGCAGCTTGACGGCAGAACTGATCGAAGCGGTGGGCGGCGACGCGACCCGGCAGCTCATGCGCCACTTTGGCGGGCGCTATCTCTACTTCCCCGAGGCCGACAACCTCAGCGCCGAACATCCGCTGGTGGTGGCGCTGGGGGCGACGGCAGCGGCGACCCTGTGTCGCAAATACTCAGGGCTTCGCCTACTCATCCCCATGGGCTACCATACCTATGTGCGCGAGCGCAACGTCCAGATCCGCACCGCCCGGCAGCAGGGCCTCACCATCACCGAGTTGTCGCAAGCCTTCAAGCTTTCCCCCCGATCCATCCACTATGTGCTGGCCCGACCGGCCAGCGAGGATGCAGCTTTGCACCCTGACCAAACCCCCGCCAACAGCGAACAATTGGGATTGTTCTAGTAGCTGGCAAGACTTGAGTGGCTTGGTTGTTGCAAGTGCCCGTAGAAGTGCAAGACGGCAACGTCGCCGTCCCCGTGGAGGCGTTGTTTGTCGTCGCTCTGGGGCTGTTGGGTTGGCTGTTTAAGTGGCTGATCGGGCGCGAGTTTAAGCGGTTTGAGGAGATTCAAGAACGCCACGATCGCGCGATCGAGGTTTTGCAGAAATCGGATCAGGCCCAGCAGTTTGACCTCACTCAGGTGGGACGGCTCGAAGCTGGACTCGCCAAAGCCCAGGAAGATCTGGCCGCCTTTAATCAGGCACTGGCTCAGCTCGCGCGGCTACCGGAAACGGTGGGCGACCTGCAAGCGGCCAATGGTCAGCTCTCGGAGCGGATACAGCGATTGGATAACGTCGGGTTTGCCCTCAAGCAGACCCAGGAACTACTACAGCAGTGCCAGCGCGACACCCTGGCGGTGCGCACTGAGATGGCTACTGCCTATGTGTCGGATGAGAAATACGTGCGGGAGATGACCATGATCGCCAGCAAGATGGACGCTGTATGGGAGCGAGTCGACGCCCTGCGCGGTCGCCACCCCCGCTATCTGGAAGGAGGGCAGTGATGGATCTAGCCCGTGCCAAGCAGCAAGAGATCCGCTCTCACCTGCTCAAGTGCTTAGATCGCGAGCGCCCCCGCGCCGTGCCGTTGAGCGTGGTGCTCCGCAGCCTTCAGCAGTCGGGCATCCCTATCGCGCCCGACCCGCTGCTGCAAGAACTCAGCTATCTCGAAACCAAGGAGCTAGTCGGCCACCGCGACTCGCTGTGGCGACTCAAGCCCCTGGGGGTGGACGTGATGGAGCACAACGTGCCCGACATTCCCGGCATCCCCTCTAACGGCACCCTCAGCCCGGAGACGCTGGCCTATCGACAAGAGGTGAGGGGGCGACTGCTGCTGGCGCTGTATTTCGCTCGGCCCCACGGGGCGACGGCGGCGCTGTTGTGGCGAGCGCTGGATGACAGTGATCTGCCCGTCTCGGATCGCGAGCTGGCCCGCGAGGCCGACTACCTGACCCCGCGAGGCCGACTACCTGACGGGCAAGGGCCTGGTGGCGGTGGATGGCGAGGTGTCGGCGGGCGGCTGGAGTGCCGTGCTGACGGCCCAGGGCGTGGACGTGATGGAGTATGCCGTCGAGCCACCCCCCGGCGTCAAGTTAATCGAAAAGTATTGGGGGGCGTAAGATGCGCCGCTGGCTGATTGATCTGATCTGGTTTCGCTGGGTGCCGCTGTCGCTGGGTTGCGGGCTGGTGCTGGTGCTGCTGACCTGTAGTGGTGGCAACGGCAACGGCGGCGGCTTTCCCAACGATCGCGAAGGCTCGCCCCACAGCCCCGGCCCCCGCGACGAGCAACCCGAGCAACCGGAGGAGGGCGACAGTGCAAAGAAGCAAGGTTGACCTGCTGCCCGCCGAGGTGCGGGGCGAACTGAACCGCCGCCTAGAGCAAAACGGTTTCGGCGGCTATCGCGACCTTTCCGACTGGCTGAATGATCAGGGGTTTGAGATTTCCAAAAGCGCCGTCCATGCCTATGGCCAGCAGTTTGAGAAGCGGCTGGGCGCGTTGCGCGTGGCCAGCGAACAGGCCAAAGCGATCGCGGAAGCGGTGGGCGATGACCAGAACGCCATGGGCGAGGCCCTGGTGAACCTGGCCCAAGAAAAAGCCTTTCAAGTGCTGCTCGACATGGAGATCAATCCCGAGGAACAGGACTTTGCTAAGCTGACCCGCTCTATCTCGGAACTCAACCGCGCCGCCGTTCAGCAGAAGAAGTTTGCCGAAGAGGTGCGCGTGAAGCTAGAAGCCAAGTTCAAGAGCCTCGAAGGGGAACAGCAAAGCGGTCAAGCCTCCCTCGACGCCGCCACCCTCAAGCGCGTGCGGGAGGAGATCTATGGATTGCTCTAAGTTGCGATTGAAGATTGAGAAAACCGGGCACAGCTCTAGCCCTTGGCGAGTGATTGATCAACAGAGTGGGCAGACGCTTTCCTGTTGGGAGCCGTTCGATATGAAGGGCGATCGCCCCAGTCAGGATCGTAAAACGTTGGTGCAGACTCCGCTGGCTGCCAATACCAAGGCCGGACTGATTGATAGGCTGCTCTTGCTGTTGGGGAATCTACTGAGTCGCCCGCACGTCCAGGCCCGCAAGTATTGGGTCAGCAAAGCGGACGGCAGCGCCATCGATCCCGACGCCAAGTATTTCGTGATCCGCTACGACGCGCAAGCGGAGCATGGCGCAGTGGGGCGGTCTGCCCTGCTCAACTATTGCCAGTCCCTCAATCAGTCGGGCAAGTGTCCAGAGTTGGTCGAAGACTTGCTCGCCGATGTCTACCAGGAGGGCACGAAGCATGACTAACGCTATCACCCTCTATCCCTATCAGCAGCGGTGGCTCAAGGACGAGAGCCGCTTCAAGATCGGCATGTTTGCGCGGCAGACCGGCAAGACCTTTACCACCACTCTGGAGATCGTCAACGACTGCCTCGACGCCGAAAGTCAGTCGCGGCGCGAGCGGTGGGTGATCCTCAGTCGTGGGGAGCGGCAGGCTCGTGAGGCGATGGAGGAGGGCATTAAACGCCATTTGAACGCCTATCAAATGAGCTTTGAGGCGCTGGATTATTCCTGGGAGGGTAGCTACAAAGCTCTAGAGGTGACCCTGCCCAACGGCTCGCGGATCACCGCCCTGCCCGCCAACCCCGACACCGCTCGGGGCTTCAGCGCCAACGTGTTCTTAGACGAGTTTGCCTTCCATCAAGACAGCCGCAAGATTTGGCAGGCGCTGTTTCCCGTCATCTCGCGCCCCGGCCTGAAGCTGCGGATCACCAGCACACCGAACGGCAAAGGTAACAAGTTCCATGAAATCATGACCTCTAGCGATGCCCAGTGGAGTCGTCACCAGGTCGATATTTATCAAGCCGTGGCCGATGGCCTGCCCCGTGATGTGGCGCAACTCGAAGAGGCGATTAACGACCCCGACGCCTGGGCGACCGAGTTTGAACTGCAATGGTTGGACGAAGCGAGCGCGTGGCTGCCCTATGACCTGATCGGCCAGTGCGAGACCCCGAACCTGGTGGCGACCGAGCGGGGTTGGGTGTTGCCCAGCCACCAGACCACCGCCCCGGCCTATTATCTCGGGTGGGATATCGCTCGACGCCGCGACCTGTCGATCCTCTGGTTGGTCACGGATGAGCTCAAGACCGCCGAAATCGTGCGGATGCGGGGCATCTCTTTTGAGCAGCAGATGGGCGAACTGCGGCGACTGATGGCGGAGTATCCCGTGCGGCGGGCCTGTCTGGATCAGAGCGGCATGGGTGAAGCGCTGGTGGAGCTGGCGCAACGGGAGCACGGCACCAGTCGAGTGGAGGGGGTGCTGTTTACCGGCACCACCAAACAAGACCTGGCCACGGTGCTGAAGCAGCGCTATGAGGATCGCCGGGTGACGGTGCCCGCCCATCGCGACATCCGCGATTCTCTCCATGCGGTGAAAAGGTTAACGACCGCAGCGGGCAATATACGCTTCGATGCCGAGCGTACCGACCAGGGAGGCCACTGCTATGACTCGGAGACCGAGCTACTCACCTTAGACGGTTGGAAGAAGTTTTCTGAGCTTTCTGCTTCTGATTTGATCGCTTCGCGAAGCGTTGATTCCGATGCCATGAGGTTTGAGAAACCGATCGCGATCCAAGAGCAGACTTACTGTGGCCCAATGGTGCGTGTTGAGAACAAGCAAATTGACCTGATGGTCACGCCCAACCACAAGATGTTTGTCCGATATCGGAGAGCGGCCCAGTTTGTGTGTGTGTCTGCCGAAAGATTGTTAAGCACGAAGCAACCCATTGAATACTCAAAGGCTGCGACTTGGCAAGGACAACATGCAGATCGACTGACGATTGCCGGAAGGCCGGTTGATGCAAATATGTTTTTCCGATTTATGGGGTTATTCATCTCAGAAGGATTTACATCGACCTGTAACCGCATCGGAATCACCCAGAAGAACATTGCTGGCGATGAGTTCATCATGGAATGCTTGGAGTCCAAAAACGACTGCACGGATTCCTTTCCCCTCTAGGAAAGTGCTTTGAAAAATACATCCCGCGATTTATGTTTGCCTACAGCTCTGAGTTACTGAAGGAGCTTTTTGAAGGGTTGATGCATGGCGATGGGTCAAAAGCTCAAACTAACTGGACTTATTTCACGACAAGCGAGCAGTTGGCCGATGACTTCTCTGAATTGCTGTTGAGGATTGGGTGGTGTGGCTCTGTAGTCAAGCAAATTAAGTTCTCAAGAGGCACCAAGAATATTCGCCCGCTTTACCGAATCCCGATTAATCGAACTCGCTTGACTCCGGCAACTAATAAGCGTGAACCCAGTCATACCTCAGTGGACTATGACGGGAAGGTTTACTGCTGCACAGTCCCAAGTGGTTTGCTGTACGTTCGCCGCAACGGTAAATCATGCTGGTGTGGCAATTCTGACTACTTTTGGGGACAGGCTTTGGCCGTCCACGCTGCCACCAACCCCAGCGCCCCCATCGAGTTTGAGAGTGCGGGTACGCCCCGCCTCGGCTACCAGTTAGAGGATTACGTGCTGTGAAGATGCCCCGCGACCTGCAAGACCAGCTCACCGCCTGGGCCGCTCGCCGCGAGTTGCCCGACCCGGCAGCACGCCCCGGCTGCTACGCCTGGACCCAGAGCTATCACCACCCGCTGGGCTATCACGTTTACTATCTGCACGACCAGCTACCTGTGCCGATC